TGATACCCAATGCTATCGCTAGCATTTTGTAAAAACTTAGACAAGTCAAATAGAGGTTGTAGTTGTTTCTTGTTCTTAATATCTTCTGGGCTTATGCCTGACAATGGCATAGCCAATTCCAGCTTATCGCCAAGGCGTTCGGCAGATTCCGCTACAGCCCCTACCCCAGCCCCAGCTAAAGACGCAGCGCGGCTAATCGCCCCCATAAATGGGTTCGCTGTAGTTTTTTGTTCGGGTGCTGGAGCGGTATCCTCAGTCAACCACTCATTACCGACTAGAAAAGCTTTCGCCCCTGCTGCGTTCGTTGCGGATTGAAGGATTGGTTGCCATTCCCCATTAACTAAGGCAACTCGCTCTCCAGTTTCTTGATTGGTCGCGGTTTGAATTGCCATAGTCGTTTACTTTTGGGGGTCTGGGGTGAATCCTGCTGGTGGTTTTGGCATAGGACCACCGCGAACGGGTTTAGCGCCGTCTGTACCTTTATCCGCATACCGACCCAAAAGTTTTTGCATTAGATCATCTGACATATCAAGTCTCACGAATTCTTGTCTGACTTGATCTACCGTCATGTTGTTATCTTCTGCAAATTTTTTCATACCCTTTGGACCTATGAGCATCTCCTTCGCAGCTACCCGTTTCTTAGCGTCGGCAAGCGCAGTAGCAGACAGTCTATTCTCGCCGTAATCAGAGGTCTTAGTTTCTTTCGTTGCTTCTTCAGCGGCTTCTCTTTGGAGTTCCTGATCTGACCTTTGTTGGGCTTTTGGCAGTGCATCATTTATGCGCTTCAAGTCTTCATACTTAACCCGTTGCAACAGTTCAGGAAGTTTTTCCTTGCCAGCGCCACCGCCACCACCGCCGCCCGTAGGACGCATTGGTTTGAACGGAGCCGCCAACTGCGCAGCACCAGTAATATCCCCTTGCAGCATAGTACGTTCTGCACTAAACGCTGCCATCCTAGCTGCTTCCGCTGCCTTGACAGCCTCCCGAGCGCCTTTAAGGTCACCCATGCGCTCTTTGCGCTTGGCATCTTCCATAAGGAATTGGTACTTCTGAAGAGCGTCTTGCTGTTCGGCAATATCTCTAGTCGATTGGCCGTAAGACTGAGCAAAGGCCGGTAACGCCGCACTTAGGCCCTCTCCAAGACTACTTCCAGTTAAAACTTTTCCTGAAGCGTCAATAAGCGATAGACCTAAACCCCTTTTCTTTTGAGTTTCTAAGTCGGCTTTTCTACTCTCAATGTTTTTACCCACAGCTTCGTACGGATCAGGTCCAGCCAAATCCCTAAACTCGTTGTACTCGGCCATAACAGCAGCACGATACTCCTCTGGCGTCATGCCCTTGGGGGCTTGAAGCTCTAACTTCCGCTTCATAGCAGCAAGCCCCATCTGCCCTGCTTTGTTGTATATCTCTGCATTGCCGGGGGAATAGGAACCACTTACTTGCCCCCCATCCTCGAAAGCAACGATGCCACCGTTAGCCATACTCTCTTGAGTAGGCATGATGTTGTCAACCATGTCAGGAGTAGCCATAGCAGAAATGCTATTAGGAGCGACTTGGGGCTCCATTGCCTCCAGCCTTTGAAGCTCCTCTAGGATAACTCTGACTCGTTCGGGGTCGCCTGTTTGTTGGGCGATGCGTAGGGCTTCCTCAAGTTGTGGTTTGCTAAGCTTAGGAACAATAGCGGCTACGTTTTCGTCGCTAGTAACCCCACCGTCAGCATAGGCCAGACCACCACGCGCAAACAGTTGACTCGCTCCATATGCAGTACCAACAGTAGCAGCAAGGTTCTGCGCGTTGCTCGGTCTTGACCCATACATAGAAGTAGTGCTCGAAGAACCCGATGGAACTGAGCGTAAGAGGTCAGACTTACGCATGATCTGTTCGTAGTCGAAGTTTTTCTCTCTATTAAAGTCATCATAGGCAATATCAAGGCCCCTTTGGGTTTGCCCTTGCTGCTGCGCACCGAATTTGTTTTGTAGCTCGGCTGCGCTCAACCCCTGATTGAACTGCTGCTGCCCAAGTTGGCCTAGCTGTTGCGCTGCGCTCAACTTGGCTTGATTACCAAACTGCGCTTCTTGGATGTTCCGATTCTGCTGGGTATTAAATTGATTCTGCGCGTTGTTGAAGGCGTCAAAATACCCCTTGGCGTTAATGTCCGCCATGTTCTGCATCGTGTTCTTCTCTGTCAGGGACTTCTGGAGAGCCCCGCGAGAGCTACCGAACGCACCCATACCTACAGCTTTAGCCGCATTTTGCTGCTGAGCCATCGCCCCAGCGGTTTGGGCTTCACGTATCTGAGGAGCCAGCGCACCCTGAAGAAACGGGTTCATGTACTGGTTAACATTCGAGCCCGTGTAGTCTTGACCTACATTCTGATAGTTGCCAGCTTGGTTGGCATACCCCGTAGCCTGACCAATCTGAGGCGAAACACCCAAGTTCTGTGCGCCAGTAAAAGACTGGTTCTGCAAGTCGCTAAAGCCCGCTAGCCTGTTACCGCCGTAGGCTTCGTACGGTTGGTTGGTAAGCTCCATGCCCTTGGCAAGGGTTTCCTTGACGTATCCACGAGCGTACTCAGGTACATCGCTGATTACGGTTTGCGTAGTTTTAGAAGGAGTCTTTCCACCCCCACCACTAGCAATGTTCAATCCGAAAACCCCAGCCCAGCGCAGTGCGCTCAACAACAACTTAACCATTTAGGTGCTCCTTGCGGTACTCGTCAAACCGTTCATGAAAAATCTCTTTCCATACTTCCGGTAGAACTTCTCTAGCTTTTTCTGCGCCGACGCAAACATGCACGGCATAAGCAACTATGTTCCCCGCAGCGTAGCGGAGCCCATGTGAAATCTCGATCCCATGCGGGTCTTTGTCTGCCTCGTACCTGTTTGCTGTCTCATAGGAAGAAACAACAACAAGCCACATAGGGAGAATGGCATCCTGAATAGAGCGGTAGAACGGATTCGCTGGCAGGTAAACCAGCGCCGTAAGAAAAGCCCTATTGATCTCTATTTCAGATACAGGCTTGTCCTTGTCTACCAAGTCATCCCAAGTATGCAGCAGGTCTATAAAGGCACGATACATATTGAGGGCGTGATGATCGCCCCCGAACCATTCCAGTTTACCTTCGTCGGTCATGCTGGAAGATACTTTTCAGAGCGGCTGTTGTACGCTACCTTTTTCTTCCCAGTGCTTTTCTTCCGTGCCTTCTGGATACGATCCATCATCGCGTACAACTTACGAGCACCTGCTTCAGTAGAGCCATTGCCCAGTTCAGACACGATGCGTGCAGGAATAACAAACTCCCCATCAGCAAGCCGAGCGGGTTGCCTTTTGCCAATTACAGCAGGAATAGAGTCAGACACGCCATCACCGGGGCCACGAAGCAGTCGGCCACCATCAGAATAGCTGCCCAAATTAGACGAAGCTGAGTTCAGCCCACGCATGACGCCACCAGCCGCAGCCGTCTGAGTAAAGCCACGGTTCTTGAAATACCGCATCTGCTTGCCGCTATCTAGATTGGCTTGATAGTCGGGGGAGGAGAACACGCTGTTATCCATACCTTGATTGTACGAATACTCAGGCATAGAGTTGTCTTCCTCTATCTCCTCAGGCTTCTTCGGCTGCGGCATCATGCTAGCAACCATACCCGCAGTTCTAAGCGGGTTCTGCTTGGCAAAGTTCATCAGGTTATCGCCAGAAAGCCCTCGCCCCATCGCTGCGGCGCGGTCAGACGCACTACCTAACCCCTCAAAAGCTTTTTCGTTAGCAGCCTGTTGCGCGGCTTTAGCAGCGTCGGGAGATAGGGCGGGTGCGGCTGGGGTTGTAATTGGCGGCGGCGTATAAGCAACTTGATTTGTAAGCCCCGCTTGGGGTTGAAACACTTCCCCCGCTCCTGTGGATGCGGGGGTCATTGGGATAGATGCTACGTTACCCCCTGAGACTGGAAGCCCCGGAGTAGCTTCCGCAGCAGTAGAGGCAATTTGCTCAGGAACAGCACCAGAAACTCCAGCAGTTCCAGCAGCCCCAGTACCAGCACTTCCAGCCGCACCCAGACTCGCGCCCAAACTCGCGCCACCGTAAGCGCCAAGACCAGCCATCAGACCTTTTTTCATGCTGCCTTTTGCAAGGCCCATGCCGCCACCAACCATCATAGCGGCTATATGAGGTGGGACCCCCATCATGGACAGCCCAACACCTGCGATAGTAGGAAGAATCCTAGACAAGAACCCCGCTTCGGCTAGGCCAGTTTCGGGGTTGATGGTCAGCGAACCACCGTGTTTCCTAGCGATCTCTTGCAGGGCGTTAACTTCCCCCCGACCCATGTGGACAAGTTCAGTGTCGGGGCCTCGGCCTTGGCGGGCAAGGTGTTGGGCAGCAAGTTGAAGGCTCATAGCTTCCTCACGGAATTATTGGGGTTAATGTTATCACGCCTTGATTCGTAATGGATAGCTAGCAGCTACGCCACCGGAAGTGTCGTAATAGATGTCGCCTGACCTAAGAAGCGCAAAATCTACGTCTGTTGGCAGACTAATCGAAACGGCAGAACTTGTGGGGTCCTGCTGACTGCAACTCAGTGCGCTTATGACCTCAGTTATGCCGTTTCGCACTCTGATTTGAGTCGCCGCAACCACAGGGCCGGGGTTATCCAGTCCGTTAAAGTACTGACGCAATACGCTGAGCAGCATGTCCATGTACTGAGGGCTGTAGACAACGGGGGCCGCAGGGAGTCTAGGAGCGGTTACGTTTTTGACTGCCATTATTTCCTCCTGCCATCTGGCCTAATATCAATACGAGTAGTACCAAGTTGCCACTGTGTACCTAGCGCCTCGGAGCTAACCTTGAACGCCATCTGGCGTCCTCGGATGCGGACATAAACCTGCTCGGTAAACTGCTGGACGGTGTACGTCCTTGTCTGTTGATAGTTCTGAGCACTGATGACATCCGGGTTGTCAGATGGCCCGTAGTCAGAGCCGGGGAACGCCCGTGGCCTTGTCGTAAACATAGCCGTTGGGTTGTTGACCGTAGACCCGTCAAAGGTCAAGTCAGGGATCAGCCGCCAGACAAACCCGAAGTTGTGCCCGTCCCCGATGTCAAAGTCAGAGGACTGGATGAAGGCACTGATAGGCACTGGAGGGTTTACCGTAGCGTCGTCTGTACCTGTCTCTTGGTACAGCAAAGAGCCATTAGTGGTCCCGTCCAGCGATCCGTAGATAACCGACATAGGAGTGCTACGCAGCGGGCTGTCCAGCCAAGCGGTGCGCCCTTGGTTTTGACCTTGGTAGTTGTCCCAGTCTCCGTAGCACCAAGTCTCTTCAAGGAAATCGTAAATGACGTAGCGATCAATCACTGTCGAGTTGGCCGAGCAGTAGAACCACCAGACTTCACTGTACCCCTCGTTCGTACCAGCAAAAAACTGAAACGACTGAGACATATTGATGTCGGTAAACACATACTCTCGCAGGGTACATGGGAGCGTTTGCACTCGACCAGAGTACACATAGAACTTGTCTACGCCCATCCAGTACGTGATGTTGTTCGCCGTAATGATTGCGTTAGGGCCAGCGATAGAAATGTTGTCGCCAAGAATCTGGAAGCCCCACACGTACGGTGGGCCAAGGTACTGCATCGAGTAGATAGCAGAGTCAGTCAGAACCAAAATTTCCTGCCGAGTCTGAATGGCAGTAATGATTGCAGACCCTTTACTTAGGCGATAGTCGCCAGCTTGGTTAGTTGTATCGGGCGTCCAGACAATAAAGCTTTCCTGATCCGACCACCTGACTTGCATAGGATCAATGGCTTGCGTAGAGTACAACCCAGTAGGATCGTTTGCGCCAAAGGCGATCACAAAACGAGATGAATCCGAAACCATAACGAAGTTAACCGCATCAGGGCAAGTGGAATCCACTACTGTAGGGAACGGCAACAAGCCATCCATATCAGACCCCGCCAAAATCTCTATCCCCCGGTCAAAGATATTTGGGTTAGCGTTAGCCGCCCAGTAGTAAATAGGGCCACCACGAGAGGCGAACACAAGGTTCTCACCAAAGTTAGACTGACTCCACAAGCGCAACTGAAGGCCAACGCCAAGACCAGCAGGAGCAGGATCGCCCCAACCGGGACCGCCCGCAAAGCTGCCCCACACGCCAGCACCCCAACCAACACCAAAAGTGAAGATATCACTAGCGGTAGTTATCTGGTATGCGGCGTTCGTAGCGGCTCCACCGTCGCCAACGTCACTCACGTTACACGCTTCTGAGAGCGTGATTATGTAGTTATCCGCATCTATTTCTGTAACTTGAAACTCTGCGTTTAGCACAGTAGCCGTTATATCGCCGCCCAAAGATGCCGCAGCGTTGAACGTGACAAAGTCATTAGTTTGTACGCCGTTACCTACATCGTTTACGAATACCGTATACCCGCCCACTGCATCGCCACTAGTGTGCGCTGCGGCAGTAGTACCGTTTACCCCCCGAACGCAGCCAGACAAGTCATTGCCCGATATAAAACCGTAGGTGATCTCCTCAGTGCCGATCAGAACCTTGCCGCCGATCTCAGAAGTTCCGCCAAACGAAGCCCCGGCAACTACTGGAATGACTGAAGCAAACGAAGTGATGTTAGCGGACAGCGTAGAGAACGCTGGAGTGAACGTAGGTGATGCGGTGGGAACGGGGGCTCCGGGTCCCGTCCTCAAACGAATCGGGGTGATGTCGAAGAACGCACCGCCCGGACCATTCTGGATGTAGTACTTGAGGTTCGACCCCAAGGCCAGAAGGTTGTAACCGTACAGCGTCACCCAATTCCACATTGCACGGACGGTCCCCCACAAAGTCCCGGTGGGTGGGTAAGCAATTGCCGTAGTAACGTTTTCAATAATTGTAGATAGTGGGCCGTTATCAATCACCCACCCGCCGATCTTCTCGGGTTGCCCAGAACGGAAACGAACCTTGTTGGACTCAAACCAGCCACCTTCATTGGCGTATGAAGTAGCTTCTCGGTTTACTCCGGGTCTGAATACAAGTTTCTGTAGTGGCATAAGTGCCTCACATTGAAAGCGCGGTGGCTTTTACTTCTGCAACTCTACGGTCCCAGCCCTTACCAAACGTAGGCCAAGTAGACAGCCCTTGCAAGAACTTCAGACGTTGGGCGCAGTAGTTGATGATGATGGTGTCTGGGGATACAGCTAGCGTCATAGCAAGAGTTTGTGGTCCGATGGAGCCGTCTGCTGTAGCACCCAGTGCGGTTTGAAGCCACAGAGAAGCCCTGCGTACCCCGCTATTTACTGCGGCGTCGAAGACACAGTAATCAACCCCGGATGGCAGATTATCGCCCTTAATCCTATTCCAGTACAACTCCTTGTAGAGGGGCTTAACCTTTTCAGGAGTAAGCGCCTTCATTTCTGCTTCGCTCACGGAGCGGTCAATCCAGTCTTCCCAGACTTCTTGAGTAACTCCAAAGTTTGTCCTCCCTCCCGGATCACTGGGGTGATTTACGTAACCCCCCTCGTGCTTGATGACGTGGCTAAAGCAAGCATCCCAGTTGGTATTCATTTCCTTAGTGCCTCACCTTTTTCCTTGGAGCCGATAGAGGAGCCAAACCAAAAATTCAAAACAGTAGACACAACCGTGCCCAATATGAAGCCGAGAATCGTGTCGGCAAACCTGACGTTATTCTCTGGGATTACGCCAAACGTAATAAAGCCAACGTAGGCTGTTGCGGCAACAGACCAGAACACGGTCAAGTACATCGTAAACCGCTTGGAGAAGATGTCAGACTGCTGAAGAGCAATCTTCTGCATATCTCTAGCGTCGGCAGTGTTAGCGTACTCTGCTTTCAGTTTCTCCAGATCAATCTGAGCCAGCTTCAAAGCAGCGTCGGGATCGCCAGCAATGGCCTTGGTGACCGCCTCGACGGTATCTGCTACACCCAGCTTAGAAGCAATAGCTGATACAGCCAAACCCCCCACGGGACCAGCAACAATAGTTGCAAGAGCAGGGGCAATGTTTCCAAGAAGTTTGAGCAGTTCATTCACCAGAAGTCCTTTGTTTGGAAACCATCCATCCAGTAGCTATGTACTTGTCACTTGCGGGAGTCCTGCCCCTGTGCATAAAGGTCCATATCGCAGGGAATATGAGCATCCTTCCCTGTACAGGCTTGATTAACGTACCATCATAAAACTCAGTCTCGCCGCCTTCTGGTACATTGTTTAAATACCAGATGTATGTAAGCGCCCTAGCATACCCATCCTTTACACAGCTATCTTGATGCCACGTATACTCTTCTCCGGGAGAAGTTTTTTGTATTTGGTAGCCGTTATCTTTGATGTCAGGAGTATTGAAAATTGGAATATCAGGAATAACCTTGTTTATGTGCTTTTGGTACTCTGGGATGTACTGAGCTAAAGAACTAAAGAAAACGCTATCTTCTTCTGCCCATTCATCCAAGCCTGTGATCTTTAGGTCAAGGCTTTTCTTTACCTCAGGTTGATATCCTTTAGATGTCTGCCCTTGTTTTTTACGTGCGTCCGCCTCAAACTTCTGAGTCGTCTGGTTACAGAACTCCGCAGAAAGAACGCCGTCTTGAACCCAAATAAATGGATTCATTTAAGCGGTCCTTCTCCACATATACACCGTAATGTAGGGCTGGTAGTTAAGATTTGTACCGGAAGTGCCCGCGCTGTTAATAACAGGAGTGGCAGAAGATGTCGTAAACGTATGCACGTGATCCCCCACTGTATTAAGGTATGCTGTACCTTGTAGTGTTGCCGATGGAAATTGACTTCTTCCGCCATCGCCCGTAGACGTTCCACTAATACCATCAGGAGGTGAAGTTGCATTGTCCACCGTATTCCACGCCTGTACACTAACAAAATTGTGCGTGTGGCTACCCGCACCAGCGGTTGTGCCAGTGTGATTGTGGGCGACCTGTGTGTGCGTGTGGGTTATAACAACCGAGTCGGCAGAGCCACCAGTTTCTTGTGCGGTGTCAAATAGCGGGTTGCCCGCATCAAAACCGACTGGAACCCTACCCGCACCAAACGCTACCCAAGTGCCGAAGTTAAACAACGTGTTGGGGTTGGAGCCGTTGGTTGCGTTGGTGTAGATAGACCCGATAGGGTAGAGCAGTTGCAGCGCAGCCTGAACGAACGCCGTGGTTGCTATCTGAGTTGTGTTAGTGCCCGGAGCCGCAGTTGGGGCCGTTGGCGTGCCGACAAACTCAGTGTTCTGCGGGTAGAAACTATTTGCATCACTGACAACTGAAACTATCTGCCCCGGATTGATTACGACAGCCGCACCACCTGTAGGCGTAGTGCCGTTGGCTACAGTAGCGTTACGAATGGTCGCCGTGTAGATCGTATCGTTAGCGATTGTGTACAGCTTGGAAACCGGAGGGGCGAATACGGTGAAGTTGTTTAGAAATGAGGTTGTAATACGGATGACGGCATTACGCGCCTCATCTGATGCTCCGTTCAGCGCAGTAAGAGCGTAGGTCGCACTATTAACCTCTACGCTCCTGTACCCTGCAATGGAGTCCTCAATAATCGTACCGAGGTTCGTGTTCGTCGTGTTACCCCACTGACCAGCCTGATCGCCAGTAGCGATAAGTTCGATACGTAGATTATTTGAGAAGGACATTTGTATTCCTTAGACCGTGTAGGTAGGAGGCACTGTAATAACGAGGGAGGCAATTCGATAGACTTCCCCGGTAATAATGTTGATATCGGAGATGGTGAGGTCTGCCCCGCTACCCGAGAGCCCCACAGTGCCAATAAACTGCTGGGTTATGGGTGTCGTATCTACGTTGGGGTTGGCTTGTTGTGTGCCAATAGCCCAAAACCATGTTGCCGTACCGGAAGCAGTAGCTGCATAGTTTGTCGTACTCAACGTAAATTTATTGCCTGTGTACGATGCCGAACCAAAAGTGCTATTTGCGTCAAATCCAATTAAAACATCTGCGGCCCCCACGCTATAGCTAGTAAGCCCCGCAAATGAAGTGGGCTTGGTCCCTTGCATAATGTATATGCCAGAGTAGTTGCCATAAATGGGGGCGGAAGGGAAGAACGGGAAATAGGCGTTATTTGAGGAATTATTGTATCCACTTCCGCCTGTTTGAAATCCCGGCTGAAACAACAGCGGCACTACCATGTTCATTAAACCTTGACTAAGCTCTACGATTGCCATGTTGCTATCCTATTAGGTTAAGCGATGCCACCAGCGGAGGTGAGCGAAAAGTCTGCTATGGTATAAGATGTAGCTGCCGCAATAGTGGTACTAGCCAAACGCAGTGGTGCGGTTCCTGCAATATTAGAAACTGGGACCACTATAAACTTAATGTTTGGTATTGTAGTTGGGTACAATAAGGGGTCATACCCGTTCGCCCCCCACATGATTGCCCATTCAGCGGTCCCCGCTGCGTTCGATGGTTGCGCGGTGGGCAATCCGGTATTAACCAAAGAAACCCCAAGGTCTACTACACCTGCATTGGGCTGATATACGGTTGCGGCAGTTGGTAAATTCAGCAAAAACGTATTGTAGTAGCTGGGCCAGTTTGCAACTATATCTGCTGCCGTGGGCTGCGTACCCCCGTATATTGTAAACCCCACATCAATAGAAGCTGGAGGCGTGTTGACTGGGTTAGCACCAGCCAACCCAGTGTTGCACATTGCGTTTATGAACATATTCCTCATGTTCTTTTGAAAAATCACGGCCATAGTGTTACCTACTAAGTGTTATTGGGAGTGGGATATTTGCTGAACCCGTAAAAGCGTTATACCCACCGCCATACAACGTGATTGGGAGCGGGATATTTGCTGGGCCAGTAAAAGCGTAATATCCCCCACCATACAACGTGATTGGGAGCGGAAATGGGAATGGACAAGTTCCCCACACTGGGAAGTAGGCGGGAGTAAGCACACCACTACCATTGAACTGAGATGGCTCCGATAGGATCAGAGGGACGCACCAGCCGCTGATGTCTTGGTCAAACACAACTGCGTTGTCAAACATAAACGCCATGTCTGTTACAGCACCTGTACTCCAGTTGTCCAGAGGTTGATTGAACGCTGATGCTCCAGAGAACATGGCGAACATATTGTCTACGTTGCCCGTGTCCCAACTGTTCAGCGGCTGGTTGAAGGTAGTGACCCCAGCGAACATATCCCGCATGGTGGTGACACTACTAGTGTCCCACGCACTGATATTTTGATTGAACGCAGTTGTGCTACCAAACATCTGCCGCATTGTCGTAACAGCAGATGTATTCCAAGAGCCAATAGGCCGGTTAAACCCAGTAGCCGACGCAAACATATAGGACATATTCGTCAGGTTGCTTGTATCCCAGCCAGACACAGATGCATCATTAAAGAACCCCGCTATGCGGACGCTACGCAGCGTAGACGGCAAGTTGTCCGGGACGTACAGATTATTGACGCCGTAGGTAGACAAGTTCAGGAACAACAGACCTAAATTATTGGCCCATAAGTTTATGCCTTGCAACTCATTCTGGCCCAGCGTATCAACAGCAGAACAAGTTCCCGCCAGCGATACTATGCGTACCCCAGTGGATGCATACGTATGGTTGTACGTACTTGGGATCGTAGCCGTTACAAAAGTACCATCGCCCCAGTCAATAATTGCATCTAAGGCAGCGACAATGGGGATGGTCCCGTCCTCATCCAGCGAAAGGCTGACGGTTGTACCCACTAACGTTATGTTGTACTGAAGCAGCAGCCCCGGAGATGGGGGCGTGTCAAGACCACTCCAAGAAACCCGAGCAGCGAACGTCATGGTGGTCAAACGCCCCAGACTGGATAGAAGGCGGGAGTCAGGACGCCGCCAGTGTTGAAGTCAGTAGGCAGCGTTGGGATAAGCGTGACAACCCATGTGCTAATGTCTTGGTCAAATACCGTTGCGTTTTCGAACATATTGTCCATGGTCGTTACAAGAGCGGTATCCCACGGGCTAATGTCTTGGTTAAACGCTGATGTGTTTCGGAACATAGAGGCCATATTCTGAACAGCAGAGGTATCCCACAGGCTAATGTCTTGGTTAAACGCTGATGCACCATTGAACGTACCGTTCATACTCGTAACAGCGCCTGTAGCCCATGCACCAATGTTTCCGTTGAAAGCAGCCGCCCCAAAGAACGTACCAGCCATGTCGGTGAGGGCGGTTGTCACCCAAGAGCCTATAGGCTGATTAAACGTCGTTGCGTTTGCAAACATACCCTGCATAGTACCAACAAACGAAGTGTCCCACGTGCTGATATTCTGATTAAATGCCGTTGCACCTTGGAACATACTCTGCATAGTACCAACTGAGGCTGTGTTCCAAGCCGCAATATTTCCGTTGAAAGCCGTTGCGCCCATAAACATCTCGTGCATATCAGAGACAGTGCCTGTATTCCAAGTCCCAATAGGCTGATTGAAAGCAGTTGCCCCGGAAAACATACCTTCCATAGTAGTAACAACAATCGTACTCCAAGCACTAATATTCCCGTTAAACGCCGTTGCACCTTGGAACATACGCGCCATTGTCTGAACAGAGGATACGTTCCACGTACCAATAGGCTGATTAAAGACTACTGCGCCATTAAACATATCGCTCATGTCAAGAACAGCGCCTGTACTCCACAAGCTGATGTCCTGATTGAAGGCTGTTGCCCCAATGAACATACTCTGCATATTAACAACAAAAGACGTATCCCAAATACCAATAGGCTGATCGAACGCCGCTGCGCCATTAAACATATTGGTCATGTACTCAACTGCGGATGTATCCCAACCACTAATATCCTGATTGAAAATCGTACAGGCTTCAAACATCTCGCTCATGTCAGTAATGTTGCTCGTATTCCACGTAGTAACATTGCCATCATCAAAAGTACTGCAATCCGTGAGCCTAAGCCACGTAATGTCCGCAGGGAGAAAGTCGGGCACACTTACCAAATCGGCAGAACTTAAATACACTATAGGCGTAAGCCCAACGTCCCAAGAAGTTATGGCGGTAAATCCATCGACAAGAATCAACTCATCACACGTACCGTAGATTGCAACTGAAACCGTGCCAGACACGGCGACATAGGTATGAGATTTGACCCCAGATGAAGTAAAGGCTTCAATCGTTCCGTCGTTCCAGTCGATGCTGGCGGCAGTAGTTCCCACAAACTCGACATCAACTGTGTTGCTGATTGCTAGGTCGTAGGTCACAAAGTAAGATTCTGCTGGAGGTGGGATAGGCGCGTTAGAAGAGAAGTCTTGCAGGACCGAGCCGTACCAGAACCCAGTAGTGTCGCGGTACGACAAGACCACAAGGTCTACGGCATCCGCAGCAGTACTAAGCACCCCACTAACGGCCCCACCCGGAAACTTTATTGTGCCGTCCCAGCCCATTGTCCTGCCGCCAGTAGCGTCTTGGGTTATGAACCAGTTGATCGTCTGACCATCAAAAGCGTTGATAAACGTGACGGTAGTAACGCTCGCCGTAAGCGTAGTCTCAAACACGTTGGAGAGGGAGCAATCAACTGTAATGACCGATGCAGCCTGTGTTACCGCAACGCTAGGGGTGCTTACACCGCCAATGAAGTTGGTGGTCCCGTTGGGGTAGATAATTTGATGGGTATTGAGGATGCCGCCAGCGTCGGTGGTGGCAAAGGACAATGACGCTGGAACCGTACCAACTGCAACTGTGCCGTCTACCGTAGCAAAAATACGGGCAGCAGTGCCGGGACCGCCTGAAGTCAGTCCAGTAAATGTGATGCTACCTGCTATGTCGCCATCCAGAATCGGGGAAGTGCCGTCCACTGTCTTACCAAAGAACAGCACGGTAGGCTCGTAGCCTATGAGGTCCACACCTTGAGCAAGGTTCAGGTTCAGGGAGAAGTTGTTGATCCCCGTGAATACGTTAGCGGCGGACAGATAGGCTCCATCCGTAACCGTGTCGGCGTTACCCGTCAAGTCTCCGGTCACGTTGCCCGTCAGGTGGCCTACAAACTCAACGGAGGTAATCTCCACCATCCCCACAAGCGTGTCAATGGTGTCGCCTAGCTGTACGTCTGTACTACCAACGGTGATGGGGGTGTTGAAATTGACATCCAACTGCGCCAGCGGCAGTGGTTGTGTTGCGGACTGAAAGACGTAGGGGACGGCCATAAAACCTCACAGATTAAACAGGGCCACTTGGCACAAAGGAATTAGTGTTGATCGTTGTCCAAGCAGTAACGGCTCGCCACGGGATGACTTCTCCGACATTGTTCAGCCACTCAATCTCAGCCCCTAGATTATTGATCCACGGTATGTACTGCTCAACATCAATGTCTTGCCAAACTATAGGCATACGATCTCCTAGACAATCCTGAGAACTGCGGTAGAAGATGTATTGGCGGGCATCTGCACGGTAAATACGGTGTAAGAAGTCTTATCCGCACCGAAGTCAAGCACCGCTATAGACTTGTTGGCCGCAGTCGAGTTGTAGATCAGCGCACCACGTGCTGTAAGAGCAGCAGTCCATGCGGGGTTGGCGAAGCTGATGTAGGCAATGTCGTCGGCGGTGTTGATAGTCACGCCAGTAAGGACCTCGCCCCCGGCTGTATAGCCAGCCGCTACAACTTCATCAGTAACGGTATACACCGTAGTGCCAGCGTTCAACGTAGCAGATGCGGTATACAGAGCGATCTTGATCGTGTCGGTCAAAAGATCGTGTACTGCCTGTGGCAACTCAGCCTTGAAGCTGGTTGTCATTGTTTGCGCTAGTGCCATGTCAAGTCACAGGTTGTCGATACTGACCAGAACGATAAGCATCCTGACGCTCCAGACCATCGCCAAGACGTTTAGCAAGCGTAAGAGCTTCCTTGTACTTGCCTTCGTACAACTGCATCATGTCAGTCTCACCCTTCATGTAGGTGTAAGCCTCGACAAGTGATCCGTACAACAGAACGGTATCGAAGTTGTCCCCCAACCATGTCTGCCCACTAGCAACGGTGGTGATCGACTCTGGGTAGAAGAAGTAGTGCAGTTCTACGTTGTAGGTCGTATTGGGCGTTGGACCAAGGATGAAGGTCAACTCATTCAAGATCACAATGGGGCTGT